CTTTTTGCTTAATTTGCTTAACTCGTACCGCCTAATAGTAACAGACGTTAATTATGATATTTCTACTATAACTAACTCTTTACAAGTTGATCCGACATTGTTTCAAGCCCGAGTGGATGTAATATCATCGACAATCGAGAAAACTTTAAACCTTTATCAGGTAGAAGAATTCGAGAGAGTTTCTAATATATCACCCATACACGTGACCACCAAAAGTGGTGGTTCTGGCCCAAGATCAATGGGGCACACATCACTGTGTGACCTCTTGGCTTTAACTCGCGATCAAGATCTTGATTGTATAGAGAAAATGGCTACCCTTGTTTACAAGGGACAGTCATTATTAACTTTCAATAAAGTACTTAACGAGAGCAAAATTAAAGCTGTCGATCACGGTACCTCACATGCCGCAGATTCTAAGAATTACCTAACCATGAGGCTACATTTCATTGCTGAAGGGGGCGGTAAGACTCGGATAATCTGTATCGGAGACATTTGGTCCCAATGTGTTTTGAAACCCATCCATAAATATTTAATGGATTGTTTAAAGAAGTTTCCTAACGATGGTACAAAGTCGCACGATAAGATTGCATTAAAAGTTAAAGAGTGGACAAACGAAGGATTACATTGCTATTGCTACGACATTTCGGCCGCAACGGACAGAATGCCCTTCGAGCTACAATTTAACATAATACAATTTTTGACAAGTGAAGTGTCACCTGAGGTTTCTTTATTTTGGAAGAAGATTATGTTGCGTAAAATATACAACAAGTCTACTGCTAGCTACGTGAATTACAAAGTAGGGCAGCCCATGGGTCTTTTAAGCTCATGGCCTTCTATGGCATTATGCCACCATATTATTGTAAACCATGCTTTTGATAAACATAAAGTCAGTAAATTTCAAAGACGATATGCAATCATCGGAGATGATATAGTAATATGTAATAAAGATGTAGCTTTGGAGTACCTAAACTCAATCAAAGAGCTTGGTATGGATATTAATTTAAATAAAACCATACTTCCGCACAAGATTAAGAAACAGGCAGCAGAAATCGCCAAACGTATTTTTATGAATGGCGTTGAAATTTCTCCTGTCACTCCAAAAATGATTATACAAGCGCATACGAAGACAAGTCTTCTTCTGCAACTTGACAAATCATTAGATGATCGTGGGTATTATAATAACCACGACAAGGCAGCACCTCAAGGGTCCTCGCTTCTACGTGAGCATTGGATTAGCACTATGGTTCAAACCATGAGTACCAATAACGCGTTCGTAGCGTCTGTTCTCATTTCATCACCACTATATTCAGCGAAATTTAATTCTGATATAGTAAAAGATAGTTACCCCCTTATTTCTAAGGTAAAGCAGCTAATCTGGGATGGAAAGCTTGCAATAAATTTTAAAAGCAAGTTTCAGCAATATATTTTAACATTGCTAACTGAGAACATAGTAAGATTTGAACAAAATAAAGTCTTACTATCTCGCAAGAGCGAAACTACCACAGAACATAGGACTACACCTTTGATCGACCAGTACTTTGAAACTACATACAAAGAGCTGCAAGATACTCTATGCGTATATAATTCTAATTACGTAGATGAGGAAGGCGATAGTGATCTTATGTTGGACGCAACGGATCCTGCATATATACACGCAGAGATCCTGTCACGGCCCCATCCAGATAGTAAACCAAACTTTTATAGTTCAGAGTTCGTAAGGATGACTGAAGAATTAGAAGAAATGCTATTAGGATACGTTAAATCGGAAGTTGGGAAAGAAGGCACCAACCTTTTGCGTAAAGAATTTGCAAAGATTTTTCGCGACCAACAACAATGTTCAAA